GATTCCATGGCAACAACCAGCACCTTCAACACATCACAAAGAACCTTCGGAGACGGATCAGGAGAACTCCCCTACCTCGACCTCGAGTTCACCTTCAACGACCAACTCATCTTCAACCGGTCAATCGCTTCCAGATTTGAAGGCGCAACTGTTGTCGTCAACGACACCACCTCGCAGGGTCAATACTTTATTCGCACCGACTCACAATCCGGCCTCATCAACGACACCGACCAGGCAATGACAGACATTGCCAACGTCCGAATCGCAACCTACAAACAACCGCAGCTGCGAATCGATCAAATGAGATTCAGCCCACGCCGCCTCACGTCTATGTATTCGGCGACGATCACAGACGACATCGGAACTCGAATCACTGTGAAACGACGCCCGCAAGGGGTTGGGTCTGTAATCTCTAAAGAACTGATCGTCGAAGGCATCAGCCACGACATCGGGATCTCTTCATGGGTCACGACCTACAATCTGTCCCCGGCACCGCTGGCGTTCTTCATTCTCGACTCGTCAACCTTCGGCGTCCTCGACACAAACCTGCTCGGCTACTAGGAGACTCTTATGGGTTCAGGCTTCAAAACTTTCACAGCAGCGGCAGTCCTCACCGCCTCAGACGTCAACAACTACCTCATGGAACAGTCCGTGATGTCGTTTGGATCCACAGGAGCGCGCGACGCTGCGATTACTGCTCCCGAGGCTGGAATGGTCGCCTACATCCGCTCCAACGACAGCAGCGAAGGTTTGTACCATTACACATCCGGAAACGCCTGGCGCAAAGGCCCAGGCTGGAACGCGCCGTGGGGTTTCATTGCAAGAAATCAGGGGTTAGGTGCTGGCACGTCAACATCCGGTACAACTGAAACGGCAGTGTTCACTAGTGCTTCATGGGCTGCTCTCGCCAATCGGTTCTACCGGGTCAGCATCTCAACAACAATCACCGCAACTGCCGGCGATACCTACACAATGCGTATTCGTGAGAACAGCACTAGCGGAACTGCATGGTGGACTGGAAACATTGTTTTCGGTACCGGTCAAACAAAACTGCAAGTCCATCCGATGGGTTCTCGGGCAATCTCCGCTGGCAATTACGACATCCGGCTGACACTGCAACGCACTGCTGGCGCAGGGACCGCACAAATCGGGACACTGGAAAATGTGAACATGACCGTCGAAGACATCGGCCCATCCGGCGCACCGGCCTAATGATGGACACCGAACCGGCTATCCCAAATCCTGACGCTGCCGGCCTCATCCCCTACTTCGACGCCCCAGCAGACGAACCAAACCCAGCAGAGGATTCCGAGTGACTACTGCTCAGCAAGTTCTCGACTTCGAAGGCGCGCGCTTGGGTCAAGGTGGCGACGAGACATGGGCTTGGTATCCGATGGCTCGAGGGACCGCCTGGTGCATGATGTTTCAGTCGATGGCGCTAACCGAGTGTGGAATCCCGATCCGCTACGCCTGGGTTTCCGCCTTCTTCGACGACTACCGCCGACAGGGCCGCAACTCCACCGACATTCGCACAGCCCAACCAGGCGACCTGGTCGCCTTCGAATGGGGATCCACACCAGGCGGCTATGACCATGTCGCCATGATTATCGGCCTCACCGACTCTGGCGCATGGACCCGAAACGGCAATGTGAACGGCTCCAAAGTGAAAGACCTGTGGTTTCCGTTCGATGGTGGTGGCATGGCCGAGATTGCTAGGCCACCATATTCGACAGCTCCCACACCGACTCCCACCAACGCAAAGGACCGGGATATGTTCCACCTCATCAACACAGACGGCCGAGACGAATTCATCGCCCTCACAGAAGGCGGACAGGTTGTGTCCTGCTGGTCCGGAACGCCTGGTGGTGTCATCGGTCCTTGGATGGAACTGAAGCCTGGCATTGCCGGCTCCAACCTTGTCGCCGAGAAAGCCCCTGACGGCCGTCTCTGTGTCACCCTCGCCGCCTATGGCGAACTCTACGGATCATTCCAGGCAGCGCCTTCGACTGGCCCTTGGTGTGACTGGTTCAAAGTCAACGACCTCCGCCGCCTCGGCAACTAACCGGCCAGGGGTGTTCATGTCATGCAGTGGGAACCGATTATCGCCGCTTCAGTAACCGGACTACTCGCCTTTGGTGGCGTTATTTGGCAGTCACGGAAAACCCGTCGAATCAACACCGACGAACACTCCGAGAACTCCCGCAAACTCGACCGCATCGAACAGAAGGTTGACTCCACAGCCGAGAGGGTTGAGACTGTTTCCGACCGGCTTGACGACCACATCGTCCTTCACCGCATGACAACCCGAACCCCATGGTGGCGCAAATGAGCTTTGCCGACGACGTCCGAGAAGAAACCCGAACCTCCGGAATCGAATGTCGACTCTGTGTCCTAATCAAAAACATGGACACAAAAACCCGTGGCGAAGTCAACGAAGTCCTCGCCGACCAGTCCTGGAACGCAGAGGCAATCTCTAGGGCAATGAAGCGGAGAGGATGGGAGATCCGTGGCGACTCAATCCGAAAACACCGACGAAACTGCCTCGTTCGCTGACGAAGTAGCAGCAGGATCACGGCCCCGACGAAACCATCCGCAAGGCTGGGAACCAGGCGTCGCATGGAACGGCCGAGAAGGCACCCTCACCACCCCACCCCTCGAGGCCGACCCGACAACAGGCGTTTGGTCTGAACTCGTCGCCGACTGGGGCTTAGATCCGCTCACCACTGAAGTGGTCGAAGGATCTGTCCAAGTACGCGCCTGGGACACTCACGACGGCCGGCGGCTTCGCTATTACCGGGCGACATTGCGCGCGCGTGAACTGGACTACGACCGACCTGATGTAGACGCTCTCTGCCGCCTAGTGGAGAAGAGGCGCCCTGTGAAGCCTCTGAAAGGCCCTGAGAGGCCCGACCGAGCGTTGGTCGTCCTCATAGCCGATTGGCAGCTGGGAAAGGCAGGAGAGCCAAATGGCGGCACCCCTGAAACTGTGGAAAGAATCTGCCGCAGCCTCGACTATCTGCCGGCCCGCATTAAAGAACTCAAAAAAGCAGGCCGACCCGTCGACACTGTCTACCTCGTCGGCCTCGGCGATCTAGTGGAGCAATGCACCGGCCACTACCCCGGCCAAACCTTCAACGTCGACCTCGACAGGCGTGAACAAATGCGCCTCGCCCGCCGACTCATCCTTCGAGCAGTCGACAACGTCCTCGGCCTCACCCCACGAATCGTCCTAGCGGCTGTTCCTGGCAACCATGGCGAAAACCGTCTGAACGGAAAATCCTTCACCCGCACCACCGACAACGACGATTTGGCTGTGGTGGAGCAGGTTGCCGAAATCCTCCAGGCGAACGAGGAACGGTATGGCAGCTGCACCACCGTCCTCGCCTCAGGAAACAACCTGGTCCTCAACATTGCCGGAATTCCAGTCGCCTTCGCCCACGGCCACAAAGCCGGCGCCTCCGGCCATCCAGCCGCCAAACTCGAAAACTGGTGGAAAGGACAGGTAATGGGGCGCCAGCCAATCGCCGACGCCGACATCCTCATCACCGGCCACTACCACCACTTCATCTGTTCAGAAACTTCTGGCCGGACTTTCATGCAGGCACCCGCGATGGATGGTGGCTCTTCGTGGTGGACTGACATGAGCGGCCAAAACTCACCCGCTGGACTTCTCACCCTCGGCATCGGGACCGGCTACGGCCCTCGAGGCTGGGGCGACCTACACATCCACTCCGCATAAGGAACCCGACATGGAAGAAGAACCCGAAGTCGACGAATACTTCGACGCCGCCTGGCCCTCAATCCTCCTCGACGGCTTCGCCCTGGTCCATGGTGACAGGGGCCGAGCCTACGGACCGCCCTGGGAGGATTACCAACGCGTCACCAACCTCTTCAACTCCCTCTGGGGTGACGATGTCATCGACGTCAACGCCGGAATCCTCTTTATGATCTGTATGAAGCTCGGAAGGATTGCGCGTGGACTCGAAGAAGGCTTCAACGCCGAACAGCTCAAAGACTCCATCACCGACGCCGCCGGCTACTTGGACTGCCTCTACGGATCACTCCTGAACCCTGCCCCCATCGCTGTCTCTTTCGACGTCGAAGCCGATGAGGAAGAATGGATAGACGAGGAGGAAGAATGACCATCACCATCGAACCCGACATCATTCCTGTCACCCACCCTCAAGAGGAACCGGAAGAATACGATCCGGAAGAACACGAATACCCTGACGAGCAGACCTACCCAAGCCCAGATTGGAAACCGTAATGTTCACCAAATCATTTGTTTTGCAGCTCGTAGAGCGTGCCGTCAAAACCTTCGCCCAAACCTTTGTCGCCTTGGCCGGCGCCTCCCAAATGGATTGGCTGAGCCTCGACTGGCTGCAACTGGCCGCCACCGCCGCCATTGCTGCCGGACTGTCTGTCCTCACGTCCATCGCTTCGGACAGGTTTGGCCCGACCGACTCGCCATCCATGGTTTCCACATACAAGGGACCCTGAAATGTCACCGGCAAACCTTCCCCTCAACATTCGAATCGGCGACACCGAAACCATCTCCGTCGCCATTAAAGATTCGACCGGCGCTCCTGTGAACATCACAGGCCGCACCTACGCCGCCCAGATCCGCACAACCACCGACGCTGCCACAGCCCTCGCCACCTTCTCCTGTTCGATTGTGTCCGGAGCAGCCGGCACACTCACCGCCACACTCTCGGCGACGACGACAGCAGCTCTCACCGCTGGCCTTGCTGTCTGGGATCTCCAAGA